AGCCAGAGAGGGCTCAAAATTTGACGTAGAAGTCATCAAAGACATTGAGTCGTATAAACACTTGCTTCAACAGATTGGAACGCTTGAGGAGCGAAAACAGAGTATTGGTGCTGTTGTAGAGTACAACTTGATGAGGGTGATCCAGATGTTGGAGACGCACCCAGACTTGGCGGAGATTCATCCTAAAGATCTGAGTAAGATTATGACGGATCTAAACTCTGTTAGGAAGGATATGAACAATGAGCCAGCCATTATTGTTGAGTACAAGAACAGCTTTAAGACGAATGTGTTGCATGTTCTTACTGATTTCTTAGAGATAGAGCAGATGAAAGAGGTTGTTAAACGTATAGAGGCGATGGATGCAGACTTTGAGATTGTTAGCTAAACTTTTTTATTGTACCTCACAAAACGCAGGGTACAAACGCTGTAAAAAACAGTGTAAGCTGTGCAAGGAGCATTATGGCTCCAAATAAGCCCAAAGAGATTAGCTGGTCTGAGGCGTTGTTTAGTGTGATAGGGCACGAACCCCCTCCTGACTCATTAGAGCTTAGGAACTCGTTTATAGAGAATTGTTTAGCCGATCAAGACGGTAACAAAGTTAAACAAGCGGAGATACACATGACCATGCAGAAAGCCATCTTTGACTGGCAGAAGCAGGCAGACGCTAAAAAAGCCAGATTGAATGGTCTGATACGAGCTCCTTACAACACAGGCAAGTCTCAGCAAGTACCTATTGGATTGTCAGCGTACCTTACTACGAGAAAGCACGAGCTAGAAACACTGATTGTGTCAGCAGACGGTGGCATCTCTACTAAAAGGATATTGTCTTTAAGGTCTTTGTTTGATAGCGAAGTTTATAAGTACTGGTGCAGGGAACACAACTTTAACCCGATAGACTTAGACCGAACCGATACGGGCTCCACACAGCGGATCATTGCTAAGAGTCGTAACCGTACTGGTAACCCAACGTATGAGGCGTATGCGGTTCTAACGCAAACCACAGGTCAACGTGCTGGTGTTTTGATACTAGATGACGTTGCCAACGATGAGGATCGTATCTCTACAGCTCGTAGGGAAACCGTTTGGAACAAGGTATCCAACACATGGATTAAAAGGGTTCACGATAAAGGTATTGTTTTGAGTGTTTGTACCCCGTACCATCCAAATGACGCTAATAGTCGCTTAATGAAGTCTGGAATCTTTAATGTATTGCAGATTTCCGTAAAAGAAGATAAAACTGGATATAAGGTAGAAGAATGGAACAACCTAAAGTAGTTATGTACGCTCGCTTCTCTGCAGACGTTGAGCAAGAGCACATAGATGCCATAAAGCACGAAATGGATCTATTTTTAGATATGATAGACGCAAAACTTATGGCTCAGAAATGGGAGGTGCTAGACACATACGAAGAAAGCTCTGTTCTTGACTATGTGATAGACAAATGTATGAGGTATGGGTGGAGCATATTGACCTATGACATGAATACGTTGCACCCATTTAAGGCTGGAGCCATATCCATTATTGAGGATGCTGCCGAAGATTCGGTTCCTATATTCTTTATAGATCCTGAAAGCGCCATGAAATCAATATTCGGTATATGAGAGAGGCTGATAAGATATGGGAAATTCCCTTATGGGAAACAAACCACAGTAAACAACGTTTACTACAAGAGGAAGCGATGGATTTCTTGTCTTATAAGCTCGGATACGAGATGAGCGAGGAAACCGATGACCCTGAACGTAAAGCATACAAACACTTTGATGGATATAATCACTACCCTGACGGAAATCTCACAACAGACGATTATGATAGTAACCTTCCTGTTTGGCTATGTGCTGATTTTAACCGTAGCCCACATTGCTGGGCGCTCTTACAGGTCAAAAAAGCAAGAAATGGGCTTAAACAGTATATCATCTTTGATGAAATCTTCTCCAAAGAAGCACTCACAACCGAGCAAGCGCAAAAAGCAGTAGCTTTACTGCAAAAGTGGGGTATCTGGAAGGTTTTATTGTCTGGAGACAACACATCTAACCAGAAAAGTGGTAATTATGGTCGTGTAGGCAAGAATGACTGGGATTACGTGCGTGAAGTGTTTGATGAGAACGGTATTACTTATAAAAACGAGCTAGACGTACAAAACCCTAAGCGAAAGATACGTGTAGACAAGGTAAATAACGTTATATACGCTGGAACTAATGGTGAGCGCAGACTTTTAGTCAATACAAGGTGTGAAAACGTCATAAAAGACTACATGTACTCCATAGTGAACGATAAAGGCTTAAAAATAGATAATGGAGACAGGGGTCACATGTCGGATGCCACAGATTACGCTATTTGGCGTAATGAGAAGGGGAACGCATCACCAATGTACGTGTTAAGGTAAAAAAATGTTAACGTCAGATCCGTACAAGACAACCTTTGTAGGCTGTAGCCTTTTTAGCTTAGGCTTTTTATACTTTTTTACTATGTTTCTAGCCTTAATAGGATGGTAAATAATAACCCTCTTGTCTGATAATAATAGGCAAGCGACAATATAGTCTGTTGGCAAAGGGTTAAAAACTAACGGATCATTCTTTTGGAAGCTCCAAGACAACTCAAAACTTTCCGCCTGATAGATGTGCTGAGACTTAATGTGCATTTTATACTCAACAGAATTGTGTACAGCAACAATATCAGCGTCATAAGACTTTTTAGATTTAGAGTAAACAGATATGTCTGGTTCCGTTACGTGTTCAAACTTGAGCTTATTCTTATAGTGATCGTATACAGCGTATTCAGCTATCTTTCCCCTGTATATATCTTTCTTTATTTTAGCAATATCAAGTTGACCACGACCCTTATACGTCTTTTTGTTGGTTCTATACACAGCCTCAACAAAGTCAATACACTTCTTTTGGGTTTCTGGCTTTATTGTTACTTCTATCCATTTCATGGATCTAATATAAATAACTTTAGTATTGAATCAAACCATAAATGATAGCTATTTTCGTAACCATGAAACGTAAAAAAGACTCAAGATTGGAACGAGCAGGTGTGTCTGGGTACAACAAACCCAAGCGTACACCCAATCACCCAACTAAGTCTCATGTTGTTGTAGCCAAGGAGGGCAACAAAATAAAGACGATACGTTTTGGTCAGCAAGGAGTGAGTGGAGCTGGTAAATCACCAAAAACAGAGTCTCAAAAAGCTAGACGCAAATCCTTTAAGGCTAGACACGCAAAAAACATAGCTAAAGGTAAGATGTCTGCTGCTTATTGGGCTGATAAAGTTAAGTGGTGATTACATATGCCTTTAAAACGTGGTTCGTCTGCAGATACTATTTCTAAAAACATTCGCCAACTCATAAAAGAAGGCTACACTCGTCAACAGGCAATAGCCATAGCACTACAATACTCAAGAAAATGATAGACACCTCAAGACTTTACTCTGTATCAAAAGAAGTAGTTGAAGACATTATAACAAAGGAGACGAGGCATCCTTATTACAGTGTCGTTTTAGACAGAGCAAAGATAATGAACAGCTGGTTTCAGGCGGAGTATGACGAGTACACAGCCATTTCTAGCACCGTATTTTCAGACAAGTCGTATATTATTGATCAGTCAAGCATAGAGTCTGATGACGAGTACAGAGAAAGACTAGGCAGAATGAAGCTGTTTCCATTGGAGCAAAAGTTTTTAAGCGCACAACAGCGCATTTATGACGAAAACAACGTAAACAGATTGTATCCAGAAGGAAAGAGCTTCTGGAAGTGGAAAGAATCTAACTTTGATGACGCTGGATGCTCCATTACCGAGTTTTACCGAGACAAGGTTCTCTTCGTAAAAGAGGTTCTTGGATTCGGAGCCATTGTTACTGACCTTATGATGGATGTAGATGGAAATCCTATTACCGATGAAGATGGCAAGGTGGTTCCGTATAACTACGTAGTAAGACCTCACGAGATATGGAACTTCCAGATGCAACAGGGCATGCTAACGTTGCTCGTTACTAGACAGATGTACTATGACATAAATAATATTAAGAAGTACAAGTGGATGGCATACACCCCTGAATACATTTGTGTGTATGAGGAAACCAACGGTAAGAAAGAGAAGGTATTAGACATACCCAACCCGTTTGGAGAGGTTCCAGCTACGTTATTAAAAGGTCAAACCGATGCTAACAGCTCTTTTGTGGTTGGCAAGCCTAGACGTTATTCATTGAAGGGAATGTACCTAGCGGTTTCTGAGTTGTTTTATGACCTAAAGAAAGGATCCGAGCTGTTTGGTCACCCAATACCTGTTCTTACAGATAGTATTGTTCGTAGCCTTGCAGGTGTCGCAGACGATGACAAGTACGACTCTAAGACGATTAAAGAGGGCGTAGGTATGGCTATTATCATTCCTGATGACCAGCAAATACCTAGCAACATGCTATATCAAGCAGATATGCAGGGTCTTCAGCATCTTAGAGATGTAATATTCAGCGACCTTATGTCTATGATATTTTTATTGGCTCAAGTAAGAGACAAATCCGTTGTTAAGTCAAACGTATCTGGCTCTGCTAAGAGATTCGATAACGTAGAAGAGCAAGGTTTATTGGCGGCAACCGCTATGGATATGGAAAGTATAGAGACGCAAGTTATACGCAGAATGGCTAAGGTTAGAGATGAAGCATACGAAGACTACATGATTACGTATAGCAAGCATTATGACTTGTCTAGTGCGGATGAGATATTCTCTGACATTACAGAGGGTATGCAGTATCACGCACTCAGTCTGCCTCTACTCAAGAAACTTACTACAGAATACATGCGAAAGCGCTCTATGCCTCAAGAAGATATTGAAGAGGTTATGGAGTACTTTGATGAGTATGGCATGCCCAAAACAACCTCTGACCTACGAAATTTGGTGGATATATTACCACCCGAAGAACTTCAACGCCAAGCACAAGTTGGTATTGAATCTAATAGCGAGCAATAATTAACTTATAATTACATTATGAGCACAGAAAACATAGAGCAAGTTGAAGCTCCTGATTCAACACTAGAGGAGTCAACCTCACAAAACACTGAACAACAACCCGCAACTGAACCCGCATTTGACAAAGATAAATTCTTTCGAGGTGCGTACAATGAGGGTAAAAACAAGGTCGAAAAAGACGTTGTTGGTAAGTTCTCTGAATTATTAGGGGATAACTTTGAGTCACTAGAAGACGCATTTTCTCGTATACAGCAAACCTTACAGCCTAAGCAAGAGGATAAAGGGGAAGCAGAGAAGTTACGAGAACTCTTACAGCAATATCAGCAAGAGGCTGAATCTGCAAAAGAGCAGTTAATGATGACTCAAATGCAAAACAGAATAGACTCTGAGTTTGGTAGTGCGTTTAGTGCTTTACAGCAGGATAACGAGCTTACACTAAAGCAAGACTACATAGAGCAACTGTTCTATAATGAATATGAAATTGAAGAGTCTAATGGGCAGTTCTATGCCGTCAAAGACGGTGTACCTGACCTAGACGCTCAAGGCAACAGAAAATCAGTGGCTAACTCACTCGTTGAGTTTGCTAAACAATTTGCAAAGCCCAAGAAAGTGGGCGCTGGCGGAGCAACTGGTGGTACTCCAGCTAGTGAAAGACCTAGTCGTGCAGAGTTTCAGAAACTTGTACGTTCGGCTAATCCAGCAGATCGACAGAAGGCTGAGGAGCTATTCGCTGCCTCACGAGCCGCTGGCGGTTGGGCGGAACAATAAATCCATCTTATTATGGTTCGGCAACACCTTAATTGTCTATATCTAGGTCACAGCGACCCAAAAGCTAAATCAAAACTTACATTTAATTTAACTTTTATTAGATATGGCAATTAATAGCAATTTCTCAATATATGAACCAGAAGCATGGGTAGAGGTAGCTCTAGCTAACCAATATCCTAACCGACCAATGGTATCCGAAGCCGTTACTAACGTAGCTGGCGCTTCCATTGAAGGTCTAGTAGCTTCTAAAAACAAGTCTGTTAACATCACTCGTGCGGTAAAGCCAAGTGGTGCTCCTACTGCGTACACTGGATCTTATTCTTTAGATACTCCAGACGCTAATGAAGAGACTTTAACTATCAATAAGCACTACTACACTGGTTTCAGCATCGACAAAGCTGACCAGAAATTTGCGCTTCCTGACTTAGTTCAACAGCACTTTGTACCTCACTTACACCGTTTGATTGACCAAATCAACTCAGACGTAAAAGTTGAGGCTCGTAAGGCTTTCGAAGTAGCTTTCTCTTCTAAAGGAACTGA